TTTGTAGACTGGCCAAACTGGATGCCCCAACTCCAGGTCTTAAAAGGGAGAAAGCCAAAAAAGGAGAAAAGAAAGGGATTAAGCCGAGTGTAAAGGGTATATATCCTAAACATGAATTGATAGGTTCGCATGTATGCCGGAGGTCATTTGCTACAAATTTTTATGGACGAATCCCTACCCCTGTATTAATCAATATCACGGGGCATGGAACAGAGCGCATGTTCCTAAGTTATATAGGCCGTACCAGCTATGATAACGCATATCAAATGGTAGAGTATTTTGGTAAGCTCCAGAGCAAGGCTAAAAAAGAGCCTCAAATGACTGTACTAAAGAACGCCAAATAATCAACTATTAAATCAATTCCTATGTTTGAAGATCAGCATATTATCAAAGGGACTTTAAAGGAGTTTTGTGAATTTGATTTGAACAAAAGATTCTATGATTATTATCACCAGGAACTGAAGCCGTACTTTGAAGTTGAGATTGATTTAGTTGATTTTTTCAAAGAGCTGTATTCAGATGTCTCAGTCTTTTATTTCAACTACTTGGACCTTCCCTATGATGTTAATCAATATTTAAAAAAGAAGTTTGACCAAAAATCCAATACTGAGGAAAATGCCATTTCCACTGAACTTAGGTACATACTGTTCAATTATATATCAACAGTAATGACCAATCAGCATAAAATTGGAGATTCAGGAGAAGTGGATTCTTTGGAACTTAAGTATAATCCACCGGTATATGATTCTTTCTGGACGTTTCAACGTGGTGATAGCGTTGTTTTTTTGAAGGTGCTCAAGTCCAAAGAACTGGAGGCAGATGATTTTTTGCAAGACTTTTATGGTAGGGTCATTGATGAAACGGATGAGGTAAGGCTTAAAAAGTATGTTCTAGGTTTGGCATCAAACCAAAATAAGAATTTTAATCCAGAGCCCTGGGAATTGGACTTGATAAACTCAACTGGAGCTGAAAAAATAGTAATGCTTCATGAGTTAGGTGTAATTGACTTTCTTAGCACGAAACAGCCTTTCAGTACCAGTGTGAACAGTCTTGCAAAAGTTCTTTCGGTTATTACCGGGGAAAAGCAAACAAATTTACAGTCCAAGCTTAGTCCAATGTTCGATGCTAATAATAACCAAAGAAACAATCCCTTAAATACTACAAGCACCTTAAAAAAGGTTCGTCAGCAACTTATTGATATAGGATTCGACATCAAACTTCCGAATTAGGTAATACATAGCCATTACCTAAACTTTATTTGCCACCATAACATTAAAACAATAGTTATGGATACTACGGTGAATAAAATAATCCTTGAAGGAACAACGGAAGAAAGCCTAGTTGGCAAAATCAAAATGGCCATTAGGGAAGTTTTGGGGGAGAACAAAGAAGCCCCGGAACCCGAAGACAAACTTCTTACTGTTACCGAAACAAGTCGGTTACTCAAAATCGATAGAACTACCCTTTGGAAATGGACCAAACAAGGGAAGTTGAAAAGATATGGAATGGGCAATCGTGTTTACTACAAGAAAAGCGAGGTTCTGGAATCAATTACTTCCTTGAAATAACAAGGATATGGAAAACCTGGCAATTTTCCAACGTTTCGGAATCACTGACGGCCAGAGCCAATTTGCGACCCGTTCCCAGATTGAACAGCTTTATAATGTTCCCAAAACTACATTGGCTGACAACATCAATGCGCTCAAAGAAGATAATTTGATCAGTGGGTCGAAAATTCGGCATACTGCCAAAGACGGCAAGCAATACAAAACAGAAGTCTTTAGCCTAAATGAAGTAATCGCCATTGGGTTCCGGCTTCGCTCTGACACTGCCATCCGTCTACAGAGATACGCATCGAATCTGCTTGTCCAAAAAATGAATGCAATGGCCGAGGAAAAAAGGACCCTCGAATTGGAATTATCATATGCATGGAATAAATCAGACCAGAAGGATTTGTATCAATAATAAGCACACATAATGGAAAAGTGCTGCAGCTATTGCAAGTGGCCCCAAAAATATGGGTTAATCAAATCAACAAAATATACTTTCGGTTTAGAAAGTAAAAAAATCTCAAAAATGGATGGTTTAATAACAGCACAAGAGGCCGCTAATATTCTAGGTTGTACTCGGCCCCATATTGATAATCTCGTGAGGAAAAATAAGCTAATGCCAATATCAACTATATATCCACGGCTATATTTTGACAAAGATGAGGTGCTATTGTTGAAGGAAATCAAGTCAATTTATGGCTCAAATAAGAAGTAGAGATTACAACCAAACAATAGATTAAATGAACGGTTACACCCTTACGAAATCATGGTTCAACTTCTGTTCGGAAAACCCCGAAAAAATAAGGCCCAATCATACGGCTGTTTACTGTTTCGCGGTGGAGCATTGTAACCAGTTGGGGTGGAAGAAAAAATTCGGATTACCATCAGCTATGACCATGGAGGTTATAGGGATTAAGTCATACAACACTTACAAGAAAACATTTGAAGATTTGGTGGAATGGGGATTTTTTGAAGTAGTGGAAAGAAGTAAAAACCAATACACTGCCAATATAATTGCTTTGTCAAAAATTGATAAAGCACCTGATAAAGCAAATGCAAAGCACTTGATGAAGCAAATGCAAAGCACTGAACAAAGCAATGATAGTATAATAAAACATAAAAAACCTAATAAACTAAAAAACGAAGAAACTGATGAAATTGATTGGGTTGCCCTCGTTGATCATTTTAAAAAAGTTACTAAGAAAACAAAATTGAAAGGGATAAGTGAAGAGGCCAAAAACCAGTTTAGAAAATTATTAATAGATGGGTATGACAAGCGTGATATTCTTCTGGCGATTACCAATGCAATAAAAGATCCATGGATAATAGAGAACCCCAATGCATTAAGTCTAAAACACATCTCCAAGAAAGAAAACTTTGATAGGTACTTGAATTTTGTTGATTCGAAAAAACAAAGCAAATACCATATCCCTACAGATGATGAAAGAGAGGGAATTTATAAAAACATGAAAACCGTTCAATGATCGAAAATTCAGCAATAAGCACTCAAAATGGAAGATAACCACAAAATATTATTGGCATTTTTAACCAATCAGGATAGGGCACTGAGCATTATTTATAGAAATATGTCCGCAGAATTGGCACCAGTGCTCAGAAAGTATAAAGCAACTTCATCATCAAGATTGTGGCATGGCAATATTGCTCTAAAGAAGCAAATCGATAAAATATTGGACAGGTACCAAAAAATCCTATCGGACCACCTTACCAAGACAACAAAAATCGCATGGGACCTGTCGGATGACCATAATGATCAATTGGTAGACGACTATATCAAGGGCATCAATGTGCCAGAGGGTTTGAAAAAACAAATGATGGCCAGAAACATTGATGCGTTCAAAGCTTTTGTAAAAAGGAAATCAGGTGGTTTTACCATGTCCCAGAGAGTTTGGAAGATTACCGAGGCCACTCGTGCTCAACTGGATTATTTCGTAGCTGAGGGATTGACCACCGGAAGGTCTGCAACAAAACTATCCATGGATATCAGAAGGTACCTTCAGAAGCCTGAAAAGCGATTCAGGAGGTTACGGAATCCGGAAACTGGGAAACTCATGCTAAGTGATCCGGCCAAAGATTATCATCCCGGTACCGGTGTGTACAGGTCCAGTTATAAAAATGCGCTGAGGTTGGCAAGGAATGAAATAAACATTGCGTACAGAACTGCAGATATTGAAAGAAGAAAGAATTTGCCGTTCATCCTAGGGGTTGAGGTCCATTTGAGCCCTGCCCATGAAGTAAGGGATATTTGCGATGACCTGGTAGGGTTATATCCAAAGGAATTCAAGTTCACGGGATTCCATGCAAATTGTCTTTGTTACACAACTTCTCAGTTAATGCCCAAGAATGATTTCATCAAATATCTGAACGGTCAAAGGAAGGGATTGAAAAAGCCGGTTACCGGAATCCCAAAGAAAGCCAATCGTTTTTTGAACAAGAATGCAGACAAATTAAAGAATCTCAAATCAAAGCCCTATTTCCTTGATGACAATTTTAAGGAAACCAAAGAGGGCTATGAACTCAATATCTAAAATCATGGAAAACAATCAACATAATCTAACGGATAAGCAACAAAGGTTCTGTGAAGAATACATGGTTGACCTCAATGCCACACAAGCTGCAATTCGTGCAGGATATAGTGAGCAAACGGCAGCGACAATAGGATGTGAAAACCTTATAAAACCTAATATTCAAAATTACATCCAACAACTTCAAAAGGAAATTAGGGAAAGGAATGAAGCGACCGTGGATGAGTGTGTTATGCTACTCACGAACATTATCAGGTTTGATATAGCCGAACTCTATAATGATGATGGAACCATAAAGGATCCTAAGGAAATACCTGATTCCATAAGGAATGCCATTGAAGAGGTCCATATCTACTCAAAGAAGAGCAAAAAGGGCAAAGTGAAAGGCAATACCAAAAAAATACGGTCCTATAACAAGCTCAATGCCGTTGAAAAGTTGATGAGGTATTTAGGGGCCTTTGAAAAGGATAACAGCCAAAATAATCCTGACAATATGGTCATAATACAGATTCCAGACAATGGCAGAGGGTAATATCATAACACCACAGAACGGATATCAAATGAAGGCATTGTCATCTAGTGCCGATATTGTCATTGGTGGTGGAGCTGCCGGTGCAGGGAAAACATTCTCCCTTTTGTTGGACCCGTTGAGGTATATCAAAAACCCTGACTTTTCAGCTGTAATATTCAGAAGAACAACCCCCCAGATAAAAGCCCCTGGTGGTTTGTGGGATGAGAGCATGAAGCTTTATCCAATTGTTTCAGGAAAGGCAAACCATACCTATCTGACGTGGGAATTTCCGAAAGGCTCAAAGATCAAGTTTTCCCATCTGGAGAACGAGAAGAACGTTTTTAGCTGGCAAGGCTCACAAATTCCATACATAGCGTTTGACGAACTGACCCATTTCTCAAAGGAAACGTTTTTCTACCTCCTTTCAAGGAACCGATCACCTAGCGGAATAAAACCGCGTGTAATGGCTACGACCAATCCTGATCCTGATAGTTGGCTTCACGATTTGATACAATGGTGGATAGGGGATGATGGTTACCCTATACCTGAAAGGAACGGTGTTGTCAGATACTTTACCAAGGATGGGGACTCCATGATATGGGCAGATAGTTTGCAAGAGTGCCTTAAAAAATCAGCTTACTTCATAAATCCATTGGCAGAAAAGGCAGGGGTGGACCCAAAGGAATTCGTGAAGTCATTGACATTTATAGGGGGGAACGTTTACGAGAACCAAGAGCTCTTGAAAGCGAATCCTGAATATTTGGCGAATCTTGCAGCCCAAAGTAGCGATACAAGGCTTCAATTGCTTGAGGGCAACTGGAAGGTATCCATCAATCCGGATGATATATACAACTACAATTCATTCAAGGACATATTCACTAACACATTTGTAAAGCATGGACCAAAAAGGATAACGGTGGATGTGGCCATGGGGGGCGTGGACAAGCTTATTGTAAGTTTATTTAAGGGTTATCGATGGGAAGATGTGGCTATACTTCCAAAGTCATCAGGAAAGGATGTGGTGGACACTATTTCCGATATGCAGAACAGACATGGAGTAGGAAATTCCAATGTGATATATGATGCCGATGGTGTAGGTGCTTTTATCGGAGGCGATAACAATGGATTCATAGAGGGTGCAATTGCTTTCCATAATGGGGCCAAGCAGATTGAAACCGAGGACAAGAGGAAATTCAAGAACCTGAAGACCCAATGCTTCATTTATTCAGGTGAAAGGTGTTCCCGTTCTGAATCATACATATCCGAGAAAGTGGCCAATACCATGTTCGATGAAA